TTAGATTTCAATATTCAACCAACGGGAGCAAGCTTTCCAGAATAACATGTAAAATTATTTAAAATAAAGGGTAGGACTTAGGTTCTACCTTTTTTACTTTGCTGATATTTATATTAAACATAAGGATTATATAAAATGGCATTAAGTGATCAAATAAACTCGAACTTAGCATTTGCGAGTGACAATGAAATATTCAATACTGCATATTCATGGGAGCCAAAAAAAGCTCATCAATTTATAATGTATATTGATGATATTCCGGCGTATTTAATTAAAGCAAGTGCAAAGCCTTCACTAACAAATGGAGAAATTGCATTAGACCATATCAACGTTAAACGTTACGTTAAAGGTAAAACTCAATGGAATACTATCGGAGTAACATTGTATGATGCAATTGTACCGTCCGGAGCTCAATCAGTAATGGAATGGGTTCGTTTGCATCATGAATCAGCAACAGGTCGTGATGGATATTCATCTTTCTATAAAAAATTAATACGCATCAATCAATTATCTCCATTAGGCGAGGTTATTGAAGAATGGATCTTGAATGGTGCCTTTATCACAGAATCAAATTTTGGATCTTTGGATTGGGGCAGTGAAGAAGTTGTTAACATTGAAATGACACTTCGTTACGATTGGGCATTCTTAAACTTCTAATCATTAAAACATTGTAATAAGGGGCTTTCCGGCCCCTTTTTTTACTGTACGTATATTTATATTAAATAAGTTATAAAGGAACTAAATGACAAAAGTAACAGACAGAATCGGCAACCAGGACATAATCAATCTAGCTCGCCAACAATACGAAAACAAGCAAAAAAGCAAATTACCATCAGTAGTTATACAACTTGTTAGTAAAGGTCGTGTTTATCCAACTACACATCCATTAAGCAATGGAACAATTGAAATGCGTCACATGACGGCATATGATGAGGACATACTAACAAATACATCATATATTCGCGAAAAAATATTGTTTGACAAATTGCTCGAAGCATTAATTGTTACTCCAGTAGCTGTAAGTGAGATTGCACCATGTGATAAAGATGCATTGATTATTCAAGCGCGAATATTAGCATATGGAGCTGATTATCCGGTACTAGTTCAATCACCAAAAACAGGCAAACAACTAGAGCGAGTTGTTAAATTAGATGAGTTAAAATACAAAGACATCGATTGGCAATCTGACACCGAAGGCGAAATTATATACCAAGTATCAGATCAAACAACCATAAAATATTCATACCTAGCATATGATCCAGCAGCTGATATTACAGTATCAGAACTATTGAGCCGAATAATTACACAGGTTAATGACACTAGATCAGCAGCGGAGATTGAAGAGTTTATACGCTATGATTTTTTATCACGTGATGCAAAACCATTTCGAACTCATGTAATAAAAAATGTACCTGGCTTAATTACTTCGTATGAGTTTGAAGACGAAACAGGAGACGTCTTCCAATCAACATTTCCAATTGGAACAGACCTTTTTTGGTTTTAAACCAGAAGACCGAGTACAACTACACGAATCAATATTCAACCTAATTTGGTGGGGTGACGGTCGATGGGACTGGGACACCATTTACACAATGCCAATATTTTTGCGTAAATTTTACATAAGTAAAATCAATAAAATGAATCGCGACCGGGAAGACGAACAAGAACGCATCAAACAAGAAATTGAAGAACGCAGAAAAACCAGAAAACCCACACGTTAATATTTATAATAAATTGAAATGTATATGCAGCATAATACCTCACATATTATAAATAGATTAAAACGACAACCTAGACATGGTACTAGCTTACCGTCCATGGACGATTTAGAAAAAACAGCTAAAGCCGCCCTAGACAGTTTACAGGTGTTACCTGATATCATGGCTAAAATGGCCGATGCATTTTTCGCTGTTAGTGATAAAATGACTGCAGTAAGAAAAGCGTCTGCTCAATTAGCCCGAGGATTAGACAAAGTAAGTCAGATTAATGAATATCTTGCTGGTACGTTTAATGCCATAAACAAATCAATGTCTATTTTAGAAATTCGCAATGCAGCTATAAACAAATCGTTTGGAATTAGTAGTATAGCAACAGCAAAACTAGCAGATACATATATGGCAATTAGTAAAAATTTAAAAATTACTAATGATCAAACAAACCAATATGCTGGATCGATACACAAGTTGTTACCAACCTTTAATCAACTAGGCAAAGAAAATGACGAAACATATTTAGGATTAGTAGCAACACAACATGTATTACAAACACAGTTAGGACTATCAGAAGAGTTAGCAAATTCATATTCATTGTATGCCGCTCAAACAGGAAAAAATGCAGTAGCTCAATTACAAATAACAGATGAAATAGCTAAATCACTAGACCCAGAAGGTACAATTGGCGATTATCACAGTATAATATCCGATATTGCAGGGTTGACCGAAGACATACAATTACAATTTGGACGTGGAAATGGCAAGCTTGAGGTAGCAGTACTTAGATCTAAACAACTAGGGGTATCTTTTGCCCAGGTATCTAAAGCCGGTGATAATCTGCTAAATATTGAATCTAGCATTGGACAAGAATTAGACTATCAAATGTTAACCGGCCGTCGGTTAGTAGATGACAGCGGCCGAAGTTTAACTGAGAAAATGCGTACAGCAAAATTTATGGGCGATTCTGTCGGATTACAAGCAGCCATGCAGGAAATTCTAGAAAAAGAAAAAGGCACACTAGAAACAAATTTGTTTGCTAGAAAAGAAATGTCTGAATTGTTAGGTATGGATGAGGCTACAATGGCCAAAACATTGCAAAAAATGACCTTGTTAAAATCTGTTGCAGCAAAAGGAATTGATTTATCACTTTCCTCAGACGCAGAAGGAAAGATAAAAACGTTAGCCGATGCAAATTATACATCAGACGAAATTGCAACCATGCTAGACGATAATACACGAGATACACGAACTACTAATGATATTTTATCACAGCAGTTAACGGTAGCTCAGGATATGGCAATGATGATGATGATTCAGGGTTCTGATGAAAAATCAAATTTTAAATTAGTAGAAGCTGTACAGAAAGCAATGTTAGATCAAAGCGAAGGTATAACAGATCCAGCGAAGAATCCATTTTTAAAATTAAATTCAAAGGAACTGCAAGAAAGTGGAAATTTTATGTTTATAAAGCAATTACAGGCGCAATATGCATTGGCTCCAAGTAAAGCAATATCAGCTGAAGCTTCATCTAAAATGCAAACATCGCCTGACGTTATAACAAAAGATGGTATTATACCACCTGGCCTAGGCGGCGTAATTTCAATGCCAGCTGGAACAGTGGGATTCCAAGAAAATGATGGGATTGCAATTGGAACAAACATCGCATCTAATACTGCAGCATCATCAACAGGCAATACAGATTCTGCTAAGCTAGCAAGTTCAATTGAACAACAAACTGTATTGCTTGTTAAAGCGCTTGAACAACTAGGTCGACAACAATCTGCATTCGGACCAGGTTTAAATTCATCTTATTTTAGTTAAGGAACAATATGAGTAACCCAACATTAATGGCAGGCACACAATTCACCACACCATTCAATATACTTCCAGATAAAATTTATCTAAATCCATCAACTGTAGGTACACAATTTAATGCACCATTCAATATACTTCCGGATAAAATTTATATTACCAATAATCCAACATATAAACCTAATCCACAATTCAACGCGCCATTTAATATACCATTCAACATATTACCGGATAATCCGTCAACAGCAATAATACCACCAAAACCTGGCACTAAACCTGGTGATTTTATAAATTTAAACCCAGAACTCCTGCCCGGACCATTTAATACGCCGCCGATAATTATAGATTTTGCACCAGCTAGTGTTAATATTAATAATCCAGCAGCATCATACTTTGGCAATAAAGGTTTAACCGAATCGGCTAGTATAGCCGTAAATTGGAAGGCACCACAATCATCTAGCACCAATATAAATTTAGGTAGTTCAGCTGCAAAGCTATTTAACTTTGCTGGATTATCATTGGCATCTGCAACTGGAGTACCTCAAGTAAGTCAACTTATTGATAATTTAACAAATCAATATCCTGAAGACAAATTGTCCGGAACATATTCAACATTAGATTTAGGACAATTACGAAGAATACCAGGAG